TCTGAGTACGGAGCTGTCTCGCACGAGCTATAATATCCATTATTCCACCCCCATTAGAATCTTAGCAGCTTCGATGTATTCTCTTTCAGTAAGGTCTTCAGGTGTTGGAACACCAGTACCTTTCTGTGGAAGGCTCTTGATATATCTGTACTGTTCCTTTGTAATGATGCCTACAGCATAGGCTCTCTTGAGAGCAGCGACATCCCAGAGACCATCTTCCCAGTTCTTTTTAACTCTTTCGTAAGACATAAATTACCTCCTACTCTTCTTCATCAAGATCAGGATCATCAGGATTAACTACAGGTGAATTCAGCAGATTGCTGTACTCAAGTGCAGCAGCAATACGTTCTTCAGGTGCGGACTCACCCGTGTCAACTGGTGTATTTCGAGCGTCTTCGAACGCCTCAATGACTTCCAGTTTTTCAATATTTGTAGTTGCTTCTGAGAAATCGGCGCCCTGAGCTTCATACATCTGAACCATCTGTCCGAGTGTCCCAAAAAAACCTCCGTTAATCTCACCAGCAGAACACACAACTACAATGTTAGGTAGTCCTGCAATAGGGTATCGATCAACCCAATCTTGTGCTGAAAGTACCTCACCTACAGGTGTGATGACTGGGGACACCTTGTCCCATATTGCATAACGCTTAAGCATAATATACCTCCTTATTAAACATTAGGATACTTCATATACTTCCATGGTCTGGCTCCAATCCTGATGATTTGGATTGGCGCCACCACCAAATATAACATAATCACCAGCAGCTGCTCCAAAAATACGACTTCTACCATGAGTGAACACATCAACTACAGTCCTTGTTAGAGAATCGTCATATAACTCCGCACCATCATAATTATCATAATTTGATGTAGATACAGAATGGGTACTTGAACCACCAACAAGAATAGTATTATTAATTGATACAGCGAAAGGATCTGCAGCCCACGGCATAGTGCCTGTGTAGTATCTGCTAGGAGCAAGGGTCCTAGTCAACGACGTATCATAGGCATATACTTCCCCAGCAAATTCGTCGTCGTCAACACGAGGGAATAATAAAACATGTTCTTTCATTCCAGCCGCGGTAGCCTTAATAGACATCCACTCATAGTACGCCTTGCCTAACACTGGTGCTGCAACCTTAGTAAAAGAAGTATTGAAAGCTTCAACAACATCAGAAGCTGCGGAATCATATCCACCAGCAAAGACAGCATAGCTATCATTCGCTGCTGAATGAATACCAAATCGTTTAGAAGATAGAGATGTTAACTGTGTACGCGTAAGAGACGTATCATATGCATATACCACATCTAATTTGTTGTCAGGATAAGATTTCCCACCTGCAAACAAAGCCTTGTCAGCCAACAATGCAGTACCCATATTACCCCATCCGCTTTGTGGTAGAGTGAGGTCAGTGCGTGTAAATGAGGTGTTAAACGCATTGAAGATAGAAGAACTATTGTTAGGACCTAAGAAGAGACCATGCTTACTAGTATGTTCAGCAAAAAGATTTGATTGCCTAACTGAGAGTGTGGCAGGAGTACTACGTGTAAGCGTATCACTAAATGCTAATACCGTATTGCTTCCGCCAGATGTATTAGACGCTTCATATGCTGCGAACACTGCATACTTTCCAATAGACGTACCACACGGTATACCATAACCGTAATAATCTGACCATGGAGTAAGCGAAACACTGAGTTTCTTGGCTACAATATAACCAAGATAAAACAATCTAGCCTTACCAGCTACACCGATATAAGCCTTCCTCACCTTGCGAGCCACACCATTTACACCTACGTAAATAGTTTTGACCTTACGAGCGACATTATTGACACCAGTATAAATTGCTTGAGACATAACCACACCCCTTATTCGTATACAAGATAGATACTACCGGTCGTAAGGGAAGAACCCTTACCTATATCTACAGTACTAACAGTGACTTCCCTGTATTCATCAACGAGGTGGTCCAATTTTTCCTTGTCAGCTCCAGTCATCAATCCGGGAACTGCACTGCCAGCGACAACAGGTAAATACGTAGTATCGTTGTCTTTAATATTACGTAGATCGTCACCAATTTTTATCTTAGCAATATCTGTCATATTACTCTCCTTTATTTGTAGAAGAAATATAGATTACCGTCAGCAAGAGCTGATGAACCAGGTTCCATTTTAGTAGGACCTGAAGTAACAATGAGAGGCGCTACAATAGAATGTCCACTCCCATTGACATATTTACCAGAACTACTGAATACAGAAGTGATATCCGACTGTTCTACCCAAGTACCGTTAACTTTCTTATAAGCCTTTTCGACCTTAACCCAAGCGCCATTGACCTTCCTATAGAGTTCAGGCTCACTCAGCGGAACCTCATACTCAACGAATACAGTGACGCCATTAATAGCACCACCATAATAACCAAGTGTACACTCTACGACTAGGCTGGCAAGCTGTGCGACGGTTGGTAATGTAGTAGCTTCGATAGTCTTTGTAACATTATTCGTTCCAGAACTCTTAAAGTTATACCGCTCAGATAACGTTGTACTACCAGACTTAAGCTGGACACACATATATTCACTAGAACTGGAAGAGCTTTCAGCATGTCCACTAGCCTTCATATATAGCCGAGTAATATTAGCATTACTCGGAACAGCAGATAAGTCTATAGCATACTGAAAAACAACTTTACTACCTGATCCACCTGAATAGTAGTTACTGGTGGTAGTGGTGGCATCGTACCCTTTACCGACCCTTCCTGAAAAGAAGGACGCACCACTGCCACTGAAGCTGCCACTTATTTTAGTATATGTACCAAGTACAGCAGATAACGAAGCCATCAGCTTGCCACCTTAAGGTAGATGTCTCCGTTGTTACCTAAAGAAGCAGATGGAGCCGAGGTACCAGTATAATATGTTATGAAACTGTTACTATTGGTGTATGTCTTGACATTTGAACTAGTGTCAGTGGCTTTTAGCCCGGGCACATTAGTATACGTTTTTCCAAATACTTGTAATGAATCAGCCATAAATCACACCTCACTCATACACAACATACATATCACCAGTCTTCAGTGCTGTAACACCATCGGTTATATCTGTAGTACTGGCAGTAACCGTAGGGTTACTGATCGCACCTGTACTAGGTATCTGAAGATATCCACTGGCATCCTGAATGACATACCCTACACTCGCAGGTCTTGCATATACTACCTGTATATCAGACTCACAATACTTACCATTGGTCTGGAGAGTCTTGGTACCTGACGCATCCATAGTGGCGATATTATTATTTTTATATTTAATAGCTACCTCACTCATGAGACACTCCCTGTATATACTGGTAAATAAGTAGTATCTATCTTACCAGACGAATTCAGAGGACACACACCACTCGCCGCACCTTTCTCAGATGATGGGATCGCATTAGCTACATCAGCATTAGTAACTGTGTAAGTGGAGGTGGTGGAATCTGTGTAGGTAATAGTATACGTATCAACATTACCAGATGTACTGGTTTTAGTGATACTACGTATACCACGACCAGCAGGTCCAGCAGGTCCTTGAATACCTTGCTCACCCTGTGGTCCCTGATTACCTTGTTCGCCCTGAGGTCCTGTAGCTCCTGTATCGCCTTTAGGACCTCGCTCTCCTTGTTCACCTTGAGGACCCTGTTTACCTTCAGGACCCTGCTCGCCCTGTATACCTTGAATACCCTGTATACCCTGTTCACCCTGAGGTCCTGCTGGTCCCTGTATACCAGCTGAACCAGAGAGATCAACAACGAACGTATATGCTTCGGAACCCTTGACATATACCCGAGCATTATAAGGATCATCTACAGTAGAAGCGATAATAACAAATTCACCAACAGCTACATCAGTTCCGGAATAATCTGCAACCATAGCTGCATAGGATGAATAAGTCTTGGCTATATAGAAAGCGGAGCCTGTATCACCCTTGTCGCCTTTATCACCTTTTTCGCCTCGGATTCCTTGAATTCCCTGAGGACCTTGGGGACCCTGAGGACCTTGTACGCCCTGTTCGCCTTGTTTACCTTGTGGACCAGTAGCTCCTGTATCACCTTTAGGACCTTGAGCACCAGTCTCTCCCTGAACACCTTGAGGTCCTTGGATACCTTGAGGTCCGGTATCTCCAGTGTCACCTTTCTCACCCTGAATACCTTGTGGACCTTGCTCACCGGTATCACCTTTATCTCCCTTATCCCCCTTAATACCTCTAGGAATATGGAAGAGGAATTCACCATCAGCATAATCAACAGAAGCCTGTTCTGAAGGATCGAGTATTTCAATCTCTACAGAAACAGTATTGAATTGATTGAGAATTGCAGCAGCCTGATCACGAGCCTCAACAGCCTGTTCAGCATACGTATGTACACTAGCAACGAACTGCTCGTAAGCAGTCTTGGAAGGATCAAGCGCAGGAAATGCTTCTGTCATACTGTCATGTCTGATAGCAAAGCCTATAGGATTTGATGTGATCTGATAGACCTTTTCACCATCAACATAACGTACACCCTTCAGATTCACGTATAGCTTTCCAGGTCTTACAAGTACTTCCCAAGGAACCTGACAGATATTATCAGCAACGACTACTTCATATACCTTCTCTATATTTGAATTCTTGAAATAGGCAGTGATATAAGTGTCATCCCAATCTTTATTACAAGCGAAATGACAATCAACATAGTTGATTGTGTCTGCTGGAATAAGAGGAACTCTTTCAAGCACTCTCATCCTATCGCCTACAACAGAAATCTTTATCGTAAACACTATAGCCTCCTAGCGCATATGCATCATACGATATACCCAGTTAAGACCAAGTAACTGATACCTTGTCTCATTACGGGATGCAAGTTTAAGTCTCGGAGCAGTACCCTTACCAGAAACTGCCATTCTGACTTTCCACAGACTGATCTCAGGATTCAGCCCTTTGGAAAGTGTCCAGATATTTGAGTAATCTATACTATCAACTGGAATATCCATAAAGACCATTGGCTCTACATATGCAATATTATAATCCTCAACCATCTCATCAATAGCTTGAGTAACCTCATACCTGTACACGCTTTCACGAATATCTCCATCGATGTAGAGCTCAGTACCGAAATTGAGATCGTGAGCATCAACATTATTAAGCTGAAACTGTAGCTCTCTATATCGTTTATTCATATGTATATCATCAGTTCTGTACCCTGTATCAAGGAACTGATAATTACGAAAATAGAAATAGTCATCATAATTATCCAGAACTGTTTTAATTCCTAATGCTAGATCAGATATCTTAAACCCGCCTGCATAAGCTCCTGAACCAAGAAGAATGAGTTCCTCAAAATCAGGTTCTAAGTTTAAGATATCAACAAGCGCCCGATCGATGATAACAGTATCACCATCAAATCGAGCACAACTGGATGGTAGGACAAGAGTGTCTCCAACTATCATCGCGCCTTCAAAATCATCTATAGTCCTAGTAAGATTGATTGAAGACGGAATATAGAAGTCACGCATATGTAGAGGGTCGTACTCATACAGTTGCATAACCCTCTTTGAAGTGACGAGTCCTCCAGTTTGTACACTAACAACAGATGTAGTAGCGTAAATCCCGCGCTGAGTAGCATCATATCTATAAACAAAGAGTAGATTAGCCTGCTCAAGCAGATTAATTTTCCACGCTCTACTGACAGTGTTATAAATTAAATCGAAGTGCAGAAGTGTCTCACCATTATTCCAAGAGAATACATAGAGGTTATGCACATCTTCATAATCAAGAAAATTATAATAAGTAATGAGTTCATAAGCTGAGCCGAGCTCATGTTCGGCACCGTAAGTATCAATTAATACCTGTTCTATATTCGCCATAAAACGGTTAAAGAACTCAATGACTGGATTAGATATCGGAGCTAATGTAAGCTGTCCTGTGGTGGACTGCGCTTTAGGAACAAGCATGTAATAGTAATTACCTGACTTGAAATAAAGCATATTACGAACTGCCTGAATGAGGTGCCTATCCCATTTGGTTATATGCAAGTTAGACTGCACAACAGTAGATGTAAGTACACCCTCTGATGACATCTCAACGGTATAGCATTTGCTAGTAGTAAAGACTACCAAATTATCCATGAACTCAAGGACAGATATAATTGGATTATCGAAGATAGTAATATCATTTGGATACGGGAAGTACCCAGGCTCATTCATATCACTAAGAAACAGAATAGTCGGATCTTCCTTGGAACCCCAAAGAACCAGTCTATTCTTCCAAGTAGTCATACCTGTACATAAGCTAAGATCGTAATTGACCTGGGAAACATTAGTCTTAACATCGTTACTGTCTTTTGTAAAGTCAAAACCGACAACCATAGCTTGCTCAACTTCATCCAGTGTAGCTGAAAGTGCCACCTGAACGCGAATCATTATATTCTTCGCAGGTGCGGCAAACTCAACAATAGACGGTCTGTCAGCAGCAACAGTAACGATCTCAGAACCTATCTGGGTCCATACATCAGAATCAACAGTACGCCACTCCCAAGTAAACCTATAACTCTGACCCTCAGGAGCTGAATAATAACACCTATAGTTTAAGATCTGGTTGGTCTTAGGAGTCATCACAAGCGGTGCATCTACCGCAGAACTCTCATAAGGAAGGATACCTTCAAGATGAATAGTAGCGGTCCCTATGGTATTACTAAAGGTGTAAGGTGTATCAGACAACATATTGTAACCATAAAGAACCGCTTCAGCAGCACTTACAGATCTTTCCTCGACCTCTGCAAACCTATAGTATCCTTGCCTATCCTCACCGATGATAGATTCAGGAACGTACCACTCGGTCTTATAAAGTTTAGTTACCTCTTCACCTTCAACAGTATCAACACCGAAAAAATAATAACTATTACCAAACGCAAAGGTACCAACAGGAAACCCTATACGAGAATCATCCTTTAAACGGAGACCGTGTATCTCCTGAAGTTCGGTACTATAATACACACAGACCTTACTCTCTGGAGCTACAAGACTATCATTAAGAGCGATCTGAATTTCTTCGCCATCGATAATGAACTTGTTCTCAAGATCTTGATCATCCTTTTTTCTGAATGTTACAACCCAGATCAATCCACGATCAGCTTTATCAGTTTGCTTACCTAATATACATTGTGTGTATGTTTTTCCATCTTCAATACATTCTCGCATAGCTTTAATACATACACTATCATCGAGGAATTCTTCCTCATCAGCAAGAATAGTTTCTACATCAGGAAAAACAAATTCAGTTGTCCTAAATCCAGCACGAGGGATAAGACAAGTCTTATCCTCGTTATAATCATAGTTGACTAAAGTCTTTACATAACCATCAGGAATCGGACCATTAGAATACTGCATGCCTGAGGTAAAATCCGTTTCAAGCAATGCGTTTCTACGACCTTCTCTGTTTCTATATGCGCTTCTCTGTGCCATCTAAATTACCACAACTTTACCGGAGGACAATCCATAATCTCAGTCATCATGACCGGCTCTACCCATTCTGGAAGATGTACGGAACCTCTAGTATCTGACTGATAATATGGAGGGACCTGTTCAATATAATCACGAACCATATAGAACAAATTTGTCTCATATTTGTAGCCAAGATCCTGAGAGTTATCTACACCCTCTTCATCGATGAGATAGAACTTATACGCTGCACCAATCGGTATGACGCTTCTCACATATCTATCTGGAAAAGCGTCATACTCAATATTGGCAGCAGTTTCAGGAGTGAAAGCGATAGTCGAAAACGGTGGAAAAGTCGCACTGAGTCGACTGTTGATGTCATCAATAACTGCATCCAAATAAGGCATCAGCTTCTGATAAGTAAGCTGTTCCCCTGCGAGATACGTATTGGTCAGTTTGACTATATCCTTTATTTTCATAGCGATTACCTACTTACAGATTTACTCTGTAGAATCCTTCTGCGATGCACTGATCAACTTTAGCCTTGTAATCCTTGTCATTCGTATAGAGTGTAGAATTAACGAAAACAACACGACCAGTCTGAACGTCTGGAGCAACTCTGTCTGCTGATACAGACATATTGCCCTGGGCGCCTACGCCATTGTAATATTCAGCCATTTTTATTTCCTCCATTGATATAAGTTAAGGGAGGGTGTTGAGCCCTCCCTTAATACGCCTTAGAATATACGCAGTTCTCCAGGTGAGGCTTCGAAGTTGTTGGATACATCACTCAATCTTCTCTTCTTAGCAAAGAGTTCGTCCTGATTCGAGATCCTTACTTTGATTTCATCTGCAAACATCTTCGGAACAAGATATGTCTTACCATCACAAGGAACATATACAGATGTGCCGTTGATAGTAACAGGCATTGTTCTGCCGAAGTATGGTCTGTAGAGCGGTGAAATCGATACAGGAACTTTCTCCTGCTGCTTCATTGAATGAGCAAGCATCTTACGTTCCTTCTCACCCTCTGCTACTGCCTTATTGCTGGATGCAGTGATCTCAGCCTCTGTAACTGCATTTTTCTTAGCCATATGTGACCTCCTACTAAATCATGTTAGCTGCAGCAGGTACGCACATGTAATCTACGATAGCCTCGAGTCTTGTTGAACCAAATCCTACGGAATTGATCTTGAAGCCGATTGACTGTCTCTGATCGATTGGATCGAGAACGCCAGCAGAGCCTTTAGCCTTTGTGTACATTCTTGCATTGCCTTCGCCTGTAAGACCTGTTCTTGTAAGAGCATCCTTACCAACGATGAGAATGTGATGTACGTTCATTTCGCTATAGCCTGTGTTACCGTTAGCATCGACATAGTTCGCAATATCCCAAGTCTCAAGATCTGGAATGTACGAAGCCTCCTGCTGTGTGCGGCTGTCAAGAATGTAACCGCTTTCCTTCTTGTAAACAGTCTCTGTACCGGAACCGCTTTCATCGAGATGAGTATCTTCTGTGATAGTCTTGTATACATAGTGGGTCTCGCCAGCTACATATTCAGAATCACCTGAAACAGCTTCTCTGTAGATTCTCTTGCACTTCTTAGTTACACCGCTTACGTCCTTCTTGAAGGAACCGTCAGCTGGGCAAACAAGAGTCTCTTCGAAGTCCATGCCAAAAAGCGGGAACAGAACAGAACCATCATAAGTGTCCTTAGTGGTCTGATTGATCTTCATGAACTTCTCAACAGTCGGATCCTCGATCATGTCATAAGTAAATTCTGGCGAGCAGATTACTTTATACTTACCGTTAGCCCTAGGCTTAACGAGCTGTCTCTTCAGGGACAGAACGATGAGTCTGAGGTCCGTCATGTTCGGCTTCGAGTTATCAACAGTCAGTGCCTCGAAAGGTACCGTTGCCGTGATTTTTCTGCCCATACCAGCATAGTACTTCTGAGCCTTCGAGAAGAGCTCTTCTCTAGCGAGCATATCGAGAGTCTCGATAGCAACGATTGAGTACTCAGCTGAATAGTGAGCGATAACAGGGTCTACTACATGGAAGTCAACCTTGTCAGTGAACTCCATATAACGACCATACTGATGTGCTTCGAGTTCGTATTTCTCAACGGATCCCTTATCTGATTTCGGTGGAATACCTTCATCAAGTGGAACTGTGTGAGCCTGGAGCGGAGCCCATCTACGAACAGTCAGTTTATCAGCTTTGTTCTGAATCGGGGAAACGTCAGCCAGCTTATAATACTTATACTGGTCAGCTCCGATTCTGATCGTGTCGAGCAGCTGCTTGCTATAGAATACTTCAGGATTTGTGAGATTCGGAGTATTGTTGGCAAGTGCTACGAGCGTGTTAATGTCTGCGGTTGGCGCAAGTGCATTAAGTGATATTGGCATAGTAGTTACCTAATCCTTTCTCGAGGACTACAGGCTCATACCATCGAATAAATCATCCAGTTCTTTAACGGATGTTATCGTTGCTTCATCCTTAACTCCAGGGCTCTTAGGTGTCTCACTTGGAGAGTGTTCATCAACCTTCTGTTTCCGATCATTCTCTTTTTTAAGCGCGGCATCAACAGCCTTGGATATGATGTCACTCATATGCAGTTTCAGATATTCAGCCTTGATATCTACATTCCTATCAATCATAGGATTCTTCCCATTCTCGATAAGGAACTGAGTAAATTCTTCAACATCTGAATCAGACAATGAGTGTTCGTCTATAAGATCTGCGAAGTCCTCTGATACCTTTTTCTCTAACTTAATTTGTTCGTTTTCCTGAATTAGGCTTTCAGCTCTTTCGAGTCTCTGCAGAATCTCAACAGGAATCCCCTGCTCTTTGGATTGCTTTTCCAGTAGGACTTCTGCAACTTTCTGCTGAATATCCTCTAGCTTAGCATTTTCATCGAATCCGATAAGTCTGCCGATGTTTCTGATGAAATCATTCTGCTTCTTTATCTGAACTCTCTGTTCAGCAAAGGCATGATTCTGTCTTGATTGCGGAGTCGGAGCAGGCTGTGTCTCTTCCTGCGAATCGGACTCATCCTGTGATTCGTCTTCTGCCTGTTCCTCATCTACGGACTCTTCTTCTGGAGCCTCTTCTTCAGGTGTTTCTGGTTCTTCAACATCTTCAGGAGCAGGCTGATCATCAACGGCAGCCCCACCGAATAATGCTTCGAACTCAGCTGTAATTTCAGCATTTGTCATCTCTGACATGTAATCTACTCCTTTCGAATTAAGGTTAGAGAGTGTAACTAACCTATACTACTCTGCTTAATGGTGCAGGAACCAAAATGACGTAGGTTTCCCTACGCCATAATTATATCTATATATAGTGTTATTGTCAACATTCTACCACAATATATTGTGGTTACATCATTGGCATACCACCACCCATAGGAGGTGCTCCGGCATCCATCTGCTGCTGGAATGGAGTCTGCTCGCCCATCCTCATAGCCTGAAGTCCGTCGGCAGCTACAGCTAATGCATCTTCAGGTAAATCACCACGCTCAAGCATAGCTGCATACTCACCGATAACGTTCTGAGCTTCGATGTAAGCGTTGAGGTTAGACTGGATTCCCATACGCTTAAGAATCTGTTCTTTGTACGGAACGTCCTGACAGCGAATCCATTCCTCAGGTGTGATGACATCGATCTGAACTCCCTGACTCTGGTACTGCATCTGCTTCTCCATCATATTGTTAGCCCATGCCTGTACACGCTGTTTGTTCTTAGGAAGTTCACTGCTTATCTGAACAGCATACTCAAATACAGCATCAGGATCCATCTCATCCGCTTCGATTGTGATTGTCTTATATGCAATCTTATCGATAGCGGAACGCTCCTCATCCTTAACAACATACTTTCTGCTAGGCGAAAATTCTGCCATCAAGCGTACAGTAAGTTCTGTGAGTTTACGAGTATAACGCTCATAGTTCATTATCTTCGGAGTATCAATAAGAGTAACTCTGTTGAGCATCTCCTCAGTACCACCTGTGGTGATAATAGAACCGGTATCTCTACCTGTATATCTATCATCAACGCCTGACATAGCCTTGATGTTCATATTCATATTCTGCTGCATCTGAGGAAGCGTCGGGCTTATTTCAGGGAACTGATGATAATGAACAGCTTTACTGGCATCTCCGCTTACAACGAAAGTTCTGTCAGCTTCATTACCATGCTTCACAAATGCAGCCAGATTGAGCCCGCTCTGAGTACTTACAAATTTAGGTGGACGCTGGTTCTTATAGATAGCTGTATAAGCCATAGAATCCATAAGATTGTAGACCAGATTATTTGCAAACATCTTTGCTGGTTCGCTGGCACCGATAAGTGAACTGCCAGGAAGATTACAGTATAGTTCAGCAAACGGGAACATATTCGGTTTGATATTATGCTTCTTATAAAGCATTACCTCATTATCGATAGTATGGTACTCATCGATTCCATCCTGGTCGTTTCTGACCCAATGGATGAAGAGGTTGAACTCTTTACCGCTATCCCCTACTGCTGGTTTACCGTTATAATCAGGAACATTCTCAGTTGAAGCAGCACGATTCTTATTGATTACCTCAGTTTTGAATACTTTCTTGTATTTAGGATGATTCAGGAACCAGTTCTTGTCATAGCTCTGATAATAAATGACATAGCCAGCTGAATCGAGATCCTCTGCATTAGGGTCTCTCATATAATGGATCGGGTCAATATTACGATATCCGACATTCTTTTTCTTCTCATCCCAAAGCGCCTGTGTGACTCCGAGATTCAGAAGCGCAGCTCTATCACCAGCCAAGAACTGATAATAACCGACATTATTCTTATCCCAGTCATGTTCGACGGCAACGTTGATCCTCTCACAGAATTCAACATCCTCCTCGCTGGTAGGAATCAGCTGTGCAGATTTAGCAACCGTATAAATTGATGCCAGGATATTGTAGTGAATGTAGCTGATAAAGTTAGTATCAGGAAGTAACTGATAGGGCGGAAACTTAGCACCCACAGCCTTCCAGAGCTCACCTTTATCAGTAGCATCAAGGAGCCTCATCTTCTTATGCTCCTTGCCGTAATACATCTTGCAGTACTCGTAATGCGCTTTCAGCTTGCCAAGGATTTTCCTGTCCTCAGCTTTCGTATCGAGTTCCTGCTGGAGGTCTTGTAATTTTGCCATGTTTATCTATCCTCATTTCCTAACATAAAGTCATTGATATTCTTCAAGACTTCATCGACATTGACCGTCTCCTCAACGGTCTTCGGATCACCATCTTTATTGAACAGGTCCTCCAGAAGCTGTCTGTCCTCGCTGGAGAATTCCTGTTTGACGTTGATATTTATATTCACATTACAGCCCTCAACGAGAGCATAAATGATAACGAACACGACTATAACGATAAAAATGTACTCAGTCATAATACTCCTCTCCGTCCTCAATGAAATTAGGACAAGTAAAACAGGCACAAACAAAATCGCCTAGTTCTTCATCCCAGTAATAATCATCACCGTATCCAGTACATTCATAACAGTCCATAATTACCCCCACATGTTATAACTGACGATATCATACGGTGTTTCCGTCATCGCCTCATATTCTGGTTCAGGTTCTGCCAATGCCCAGTAAGCAGCCTCTTTCTCCTTTGCTTGCATCTCCTCTTCCAGAGTAAGGTTGATTCCGTCACGACCATAGACTCCGAAAAGCAGATTCTTAGGATCCGCAGGCAATTCCATAGTTATCCATTCAAGGGCATTGATACCGTGGTTGTCCTTATCGACTGGTTTGCCTGTGAATCCACTGTTAAGTGATTCATCAGCCTTGAACTTATAGTCCTCAAGCTCACGAATCAGATCCTTGCAGGTACGGAATATCTTCAGTTTTCCTGATTCAAAATACGTATTAAGTCTGAATATTCTGGCGTCGACATTAATGAATCCAGGAATGAAACTGATTCCGTAGTCAAGGAAGTGGTCTGACAGCGACTTCTTGTCGTAGTCCCGTTTCGGACCACTCTTCGGGTCAATAATCGGCGGACAGATCCATCCTCCGACCGGGATATCCTTCGTGAAGTCATAGAATAACCCCGCAAGTGTCTCGACATTATTGTCGTTAGAGCGTGATTCCCCATAAATGTACAGTACTCCTTTTTCGATATCCACCGCACCCGCCAGAAATACCGCATCATCCGCCAATCCGTAGTCAAATGCCACGATTCGCTTCCAATGTTTAGGTATTTCGAACGGTTCTACGATGCATGCTCCGCTTCTAGGGTAAACTTTACCCTCAGCATAGAGGAATGAACCGTAAATATAGCGGTTTACCCACCACAATGGCTTATTCTTGACGTTCTGCGCTATGAAATTGTCAGGAAGGAACTCATTTGCCGAGGTTGAGGTGACATGTGTACTGATTGCAGGGTCTGCAACATCGGGATCAACCGAATATTCGTCCACAATTTCACCGTGTTTATGGATTTCATCGCTGACAATAAGCACATCGTTCTTTATCCAGCCGGCTGAAGGGTTGGATTCTATGATTCCTTTCGTCCAGATATGGTCGATTATAGGTACTCGAACCCCGTTCTTCAGCGTTTTGTATACAATTTCTCCATTCTCATCTCTCAGAGGCACCGTAGCGGCAGTATTTCTCAGTCTCGTTTTGAGCTGGGTGAATGACTCCCGCTTGACTTCCGATGCCTCTACAATAAGAAAGGAGGTCAAGTTATATGAACGCAACTTATCAGGGTCATCGTAAGGGCGGTACATGACTCTGTGATCGTTGATCAGGTCCATATAACTTTTCTGTGTGTTGACCCGTTTGATAAATGCCTTAGGGATATCTCCTTCTATCTCCCTTTTAATGGTCTGCTCATACTGAGAGCCGACATTGGCTCCGATAAGAGTAGTGCCATGAGGCGTGAGGAAGATATGTTTGTATATCTCCTCTCTTGAGGTGAGCGTCTTACCAGAGCCGTATCCGCCGAAATTACCAACAAAAGTATGCGGATCTATATGAAACGCATACTGGTGTGACTGAGGTACGTAAGTATTGAGGTAGGAGTTGCAGGAAGGATTTGAACATTCCTTCCAGAACTCCGATGGACCTCCGTTCATGGCTATTGTTGTTTTCCACGGTGAACCGCATCTAGGACATCTATCAAGCATAAACTATAGGAATCTCATAATAACGTGCGACGTAATTCTCGATTCTGCAGCCGGCATACTTCTCCCATCCTACTGCAAAGATAGCGACATCGGCATCAGCCATCTTCTCGATGCTGTGTGCCAGCATAGCTATGGAGGGTTTCTGAACCTGACGGATAGCCTTGTTAGGTGGGACGATACTGTCGATAAGTTCCATCGGTTCATCCGGGTGCTCAGCCTGGAATTCCCCGAAAAGCTTCTCTCTGAGAACCAGAATTTTAGCATCAGAAATACCTCTCATTGGCTGACTCACATATACCTTTGTCATGCTAGACCCTCCCTCTTATGCTTCAGATAGTTTTGTGCTTTCTTTTCATAGTTATCCAGAGCTTCCTTAAAGGTGATGCCCTTCTTCTCCATATCTGCTATCAGTTTATCCTGAGCATAAAGGAGAGCAGCATCAGAAAGCTCAAAGTATCCCTCAGGCGGTTCTGGGAACACATTCCTGAGGAACAGGTCAAAGATGGCGTTGAAGTGCTCATAGGTGTACTCCTGGACTTCCTGAGAAGCGTCTTTCAGCATTTCTCTGGTCGCCCCGTCCATAGCACTAAAAAGGACAGCAATAAATGTATCCAGAGGACACTTGCCATCCTGTATCCCTACCGAGCTGATCTTGCCCTCTTCCGTAGCTTCGATGATGATTTTCATAAAGACCTCCTAAGTGTGGGTGGGTGATATTATCCACCGTCACCCAGCGGCGTATCTTTATAAGGAGAACCAGAAAGTAGAAAACCCGGCACCTGAATTATACTATATATTGTGGATAGTATCAATAGGAGTCACAATATATTGTGTTTTAAGGGTCACCCCCTTTTCTTAGAGGGATCTAAGAAAGGTTTAAGAGAGGAAACCACAAATTGTTGCAGGAAAACTTGGAAATGATTTATTAAAGAAGCAAACACAACATAGATAAACGTAGGTCGAAATATATTATATATACCTAACCTAACAGCATGCGAAATTTTAAACCCGACCCCCGTTAGTATATCGCAGTTTACCGATAATATTATCTTTTTGCAAAAAAATAATTAATGTGGTAAACCTAAATTGTATACAATCCGTTACCATAAATAGGTTCCATTTTCTTACCCCCTATATTTTATATAAGAGCTTTTTTTATATATTTTGTTTACTAATATAGTAATCACCTAATTACCAAATATAGACAACGTTTCCGTTTTACGGTAATTTTTCAGGGGTATTTTTGAAATTGACGAGATTTTTGACCCTTGCGAAAACGTATCCGCTTTACGACAACTCATATGAAAAATAATTTATGTGGTAAACTTGTTCTTCTCCACCTCAGAGCGTTATTTCTTCATTTATTATTTGGGTAGGCTATGCGCCCGTGTTCGTTTCTGAATACCTTCGCTCAACCTATAAGTGACCATAGGCTTATAAAATCTGAATTATCCTTATGCGTCGTCTTCTAATCACTATCTTTTCTGCACCTATGGCTCCGTACCTTACGTTGCCTTCACTATCGTCTATGGTGCCTCTTCGATATCTCCTCTACTCGTGATTGTTGCTCGTCGTTCTGGCTCACGGCAATCCCTTGCAGTGGTCAACTTATGTCTCAGGCTATCTCGTCTGCAGTACGTCCGACGTGTAGGAACCCTGCACGATAGCATAGTCGGGCTCGATGTCAACTGACAGAAAAATTTTTTCCTTTATTTCCATTAAATTATTAGACTATTTGATTTTTATATTTTTATCAGAAAGTAGGAAAAATTTTTTCTGTTTAACCGTTGACATTTTCACCACTCCTATGCTCCTGCTTGGGTGTCCTAACACATGTCGGACAGTACTTTGACATTCGAATATCCTGGACATTGCGTTCGACCACCTTAGGGAAAAGCCGTGAGACTCAGCAACGACGGCACAATTCACAAGTAGGGATCTAACCGAAGGGCACCGACGATAGGTATAGAAGGCAACTACAGGATACTTCGCTCATAGATTTGAAAAGATAGCTCAGAAGACTTACAGTTTTCTGTTTTCGTTTTTATTGGAGGTGCGTTATGTTTTATTGCTTAGTTGTAGGTTCTCGTACATTCACAGATTATTCCCTTATGTGCGAGAAGTTAGATAAATTGCTTTCTCGTTATAATTCGTTAAATGTTCCTATTTGTATCGTTTCAGGCGGTGCTCGTGGCGCTGATGCGTTAGCTGAACGTTATGCGATAGAGCACGACCATCAGCTCGAAGTTTTTCCCGCTGATTGGGACAAATACGGTAAATCGGCAGGTTATCGCCGTAACCGTGAAATGCATCGTTTCATTAGTCAGATGAATCGCTCTTGTGGCTGTGTCGCCTTTTGGGACGGACAATCACGTGGTACCGCTCACAATTTCCAACTCGCAAAGGAATTCAATATTCCTCTTCGTATCGTTCGTTTCGAAGCCTCGAAGTAATTCGGGGCTTTTTAAATTATTACTCATTGTGATTTTTATTTTTTATTTGAAAGGAGTTTAAGTTATGGCTATTACGAAATATGCGATTATTGACCACGTTGGTACTCTCACCACAACAGAGAACAAGCGTATCTACAAGAAAGTCTACACTCAGGCAAAGGCTGACGAACTCTCAGCCTACACGCTTAAGAAAGTATGTATGGCAGACTCGCCATACGCAAGAGAAGTTACTTCCAAGATGAAATACAGAGCGAGATATCAGAAGAACCCGACAAAGGTCTATCTCATCTGCGACACACTCGACAGTACGGCTGAGTCGGTTATGCAGATTTGGGAATCTCGCAACATCCCAGTTGAAGTTTTCGAAGTAAACGGCTTTATGGAAACTCATCAACTTGATTTCGGTGAGATACCTGACCGCAAACGCAGAATTGCTGAAGTTTGGGCTCCGGCGATCGGTTGGTCTTTCTCAGCACCTGTCACTCGCATACAGCGTGAGGTAATAGCAGATAACTTCTGCAAGCGTCCTGACCACGATGAAATGGTTGCCCGTGGTGAGACGCACTTCACAAAGCCGTTCACCTCTTCAGAGATGTTCCTCGAAATGAATCGTTGCATCGCACCTGACTCAGAGATAGAAGCGTTTTACCAGCACGTTATGTATCTTTGGAATACGGTAATCGACGGTCACAGACTCATTGAGTCATCCCTTGAACCTGATTATATCATCTGCAAAGAATGTGGTAAACCAATGAAGATACATACAGGCGATTGTGAATGTCCACATTGCCAATCACGCTTCTCAGAAGATATCGTACTTACCACCTACTACGAAGACTCGTCAGATTTCGACGAGTAATTTTATTAAGGTTTTATTCCTTTTGATTTTTATATTTATTATATAGAAATCGAAAAGGATATTAAGGATTTATTCCTTATGATTTTTATATTTTTATCTAATTTGAAAGGAGATTTAAAAATGAAGATTTCAGAACTCAAGAATATGAAGGTTGCATCAGAAATGCCACTCGGACAGCACGAGGTAACGTTCAAAAGAATTCAGTACAGAACGGACGCAGAAATGAATATCACAGGCGTCTTCGTACACGTAGAAGAATACAGAAGCCTGTTCATCCCATTCTTCGAACAGGACAACTTCCAGCTCGACCTTCTACTCAAACAGCTCGGTTGCGACTCTTACGACCCTGAGGTCATAAACGAGTACGCAGGAACGATCATCAAGGCAACCCGCTACCCACGCGGAGAGTACATCAACACATCGTTCAATCCAAACGCTAACAGCGCTGAAGCAGAAACATTCGCATAATTCCTCATATAGAGCCTCGATAAGCCAATCGGCAAGCCGGGGCTCAACCTTTGAAAAGGAGACCCACAGATGAAAAACGTAATTGAGTTCCTCAGACAAGTTGATATCGAAGACCTGCTTGGCTTCCCGGCTCTCGCCGTTAACATAGCCCTTCTGTGGCTCCTCGCCTTTGCAGTAGGTTAGACTCGCTCGCTACGATCTTTGGAAGTTCGCACCTCATAGGAGAGGGGGATCCTGACACAAATCATCGAGCACAAGTGCTCAACCAAAGGTCGTTGCACAATACGTGAAGCTCCTCAGGCTTTTCCTACATACTATAGTGATTCCCCTCTCCCCCAAGAAATCTTTCTAAGGAGGATACTTTAATGAAAAAGATTATAACCATCGCACTCGCTTTCACTTTTCTCTTCAGCTCTTTTGCTGTAACCACATTCGCAGCCTCTTCATCAGGAGAATACGTCAAGGTAAAGAAAGCAACATATCAGAAATATAAGAAAGCATACAAGCAGAACAAAGAACTCAAGAAAGAGCTGAAGGATTATATCGCTACAGTCTCTGAACTCACAATGCAACTCGAAGCAACATATGATGAACTCGATGCAGCAAAACTCGATGTAGAAGATAAACAGTCAATGAATGACTGGCTCTGGAATTGCATATACGGAATGGGACTCTCATATAAGGATAAGACCTGGACAGTTCCTGAAGAATTCCCAACTCAGTTCAGAGTAAAAGGATCCACATATACAGTAAAGAGGTGATGATATGAAATACTACATCACCTATATAATCCACGGTTCATATGTAACAGAAGTCGAAGCTGAAAATCAAAAGGAAGCTGAAGATAAAGCCGATAAAAATTGGCAGAAAGCTGATTTCGGTGAAGCAAATGATATAGATGGAAAAATATATCATATCGAGACAGAAGAAGGAAAAGAAGAATATTACTTCTGAGGAGGAACCAAAATGAATCTCAACTATGATCCTGTAACAAATACAGTCGGTAAAGACATACCATTCCAAAGAATCCGACGCATTACGGGTTATTTGGTTGGTGATGTTTCCCGTTTTAACAACGGCAAACGAGCAGAACTTAACGATAGAGTAAAACACGTAGGAAATGGAGGTAAGAAATGGCTAAGCACAATGGATACACAAACTACGAAACATGGACAATCGTAAACGCAATCGCCAATACCGAATCACTCAATAACTTCTTCAAAGACTGGGTAAAAGAGATCAAATCCGGTGCAAAAGATGAGATAGAAAAGAGATCCAAGACAATCGACCTCATCCAGAAGGTAGTAGAAAGTATGAAACCTACTACAAACAACCCTATCTGGGAACCTCTCATCAATGCTATTCAGGCAGACCACATAAACTACCTCGAGATAGCAAATACAATGCTGGAGGAATGGTGATATGTGGGAAAACCGATACAGTAATGACCATTGGTTCACAAAATCAGATCCACCTTGCGATGGTGAATATATAGTAACTTGCAGAGATGCAATAAGAGCCACGGTCCTCACCTTTGAAGAAGGTAAATGGTACAACGAAGCTAGAGAACAGTTCGATGTAATCGCTTGGCAGTTTCTTCCAAGCGCCTACGTGCAGAATAAATGAAACTTCGAATCGGTAATCGAGTATTTGAAACTGAAGAAGTCAACGAAATTACAATAAGAGAACAACAGAGAGAAGTGTTTGTCACTACCGATGATGACTTCTACCGATTCAAATACAGATCCGAAGATGAAATAAGAGATGTGATTTACTGGAAGAAACTCACCAATATAACGACCTCAGATATACATAATGCCGTTTATACATTAATTATTACATGCGATTACTTCATCAATTCAAAGCTTCAATGTAAAGGATGTCCATTATACAAACACGAACACTGCATACTTACAACGATACCGAATAATTGGAGGGAATAATGAAAAAATTCTGCCCTATCCTGGCAATAGGATTTCCACCACCTAAGACAGGTGAAAAGGATCTGAGAATGTGCACAGAAGCATGTGCCATGTATAACACAGAGAGCGACCAGTGCGCTGTAAAAGCATGTGCAGAAATGCTCGCATTTATCTCAGGTCAGCTCGATGACAATATGTCAATACTCGCCGATGCCTTCGTTTCATTCGAAGACGAAGACAATTTCGATTACAACCCAATAGCCGATTAGAGTTTTGGGTTTAGTGTTGTTTATTTTATTTCATATATGAAAGGAGAAAAATTTATGGCAAAACTTTCGATTATGGGCGATACAGTCCAGATCACAACTGACCTCACAAAGGAGGTAATCAAGCGTGTTGAAGATTACATTCCTGAAGCACTCAAGCTGTTCGATACCGAAGGCGATGAAGTGTTCGGAGTAGCGATCGGAAACGCCAGCTTCAGTAAGTATGGCATCTGCTTCTGCTCAGAAAATGCAGAAGGAAAGATGTTCATGACTACTAACAATCCTGTCCTCGACCACAGCGATTCCGAAAAGGAACGCGAGGAAGTCGTAAGATGCTTTGCTCAGGTTCTTAATAATCTGAAGCAGGTAGAAGCAAACGTACAGGAAGTAAAGGCTGAGCTCGATGGAATCGAAGCATCAGTTCAGGAATCAGTAACATTCGTAGGCTAATTTAAGAAAGGAGAACCGAAATGATCAAGGTTACGATTGGCAC